GGTCGCGAATGTCGCGGCACAGGCGCAGGAAATCCGCCGTCGGGGACAGGAGATGGAGCAGTCCGCGCCAGTTCCCATCCGCCGCATCCGGCAGCTTCCCGTTTTCGTCCAGCTGGTGGATGCCATCGAGCGAGCCGGAGCCCTCGATGGCGACCCACGCGCCGGGCGCAAGAGGCGGGTCAAGGTCAATGATGCCGTCCGCAACGGTGAACGTGCCGGTCAAAGTCGACGCAATGAAGTAGTTGCGCATCTGCCGCATCACGTCCTGTACGGTTACGGTCATCAGGGGATACCTCCTTTCGGATTAAGCCGTAATGGTATGGATATACACGCCGTCGGGCTGCACGACCTTGCAGCCGCACAGGTTCAAGCCCTTCACGCCGTCGCAGAAGCCCTTTTCGGGGCGGTACGCGTCCGTGCGGGCAATCTGGTTGGCGAAGGTGACCGCATCGGGAATCATGGCGATGATTTCGTTCGTCAAATCAGCGCTGACGTAAATGTCAAAGCCAGCCGCGCGCCCGATAGCGCCCTCCGCCAGCCGCGCTTCCGCCGCCGCGGAGCCGTTGACGAACCGCTCGTCCATCAGCAGCTGACCTTCAATCGCAATCGGCACAATCAGCTTGCGCTCAAAGCGCGGGACGTGCTTGAGGTCAAGCGCGTTCTTGATGCTGATGAGCAGCCCGTACAGTCCGCCCTTGTCCGCCGCCGGAATCGCGCCGGACACTTTCGTGCCCGCGCCCTTGCGGATGGTAGCGAGGATGTACTTCTCGGCATCCTCCGCCAGCTGATAGGCGGCGTTGCGCATCGCGCCGTCCATCAGGTCAACGCGCGCCTGTGCCGCGTCCACGTCGCCGATGAGGAAGTTGTAGTACGCGCCGTGGTCGATGGTCAGCACAATGTCCGTGCCGCTGAGGGCTTCCGGCTCGGCGAGGTCCTTCGTCGGGTCGTAGGGGCGCACGGTAATGTCCGACAGGTTGGAGATGTGAACGGTGTCGCCCCACTGGCTGATTTCGCCCTCATAATTGCGGGAGCAGAGCGAGCCGAACACCAGCGCCTTGTGGAAGTTCTCCTGCAGGCGCGCAGACCAAACCTTGGGGATGAAGCTGGAAATAGCCATATGGTATTAATCTCCTTTCGATAGTACGGAGCAGACACTGCTCCAGTTTCGGTTGATGTCCTCCTGCGACATGCGGCGCACATCCTCCTTTGTCAGCGGCGGCGCGGCGGTCACAGGCGGGGAAACGACGTCGGTCGGCAGGCGCGTCGGCTGCGCGAAGAACGCGCCGTACTGCGCCTTGAGAGGGGTAAGCAGCGCGTCCGGGTCGGTGATTTTGTCACCGTCAAACGCACTTTCGTCGGGGTGGAGGGCAAGCAGCAGCAGGTCCAGCGCGTGAGGATTTGCCCCGGCGCTTTGCAGGGCAGCGCGAAGATTCGCATGGCGCGCCTGCTGGTGCTTTTCCGTCTCCACCTGCTGACGATAGGAATCAAACTGCCTGCCCAGCGCCGACAGTTCCTCGCGGGCGCTGTCACGGGCTTGGCACGCCTCGTCGCGCGCCTGTGTCATTTCGGCAAGCGCCGCCCGGATGCTTTCGAGCTGCGCTGCCTCGCCGCGTGCGGCATCGCGCTCCTGCCGAAGCGCGTCGATGGATTCCGCGTGAGCGGCAATGATGCGTTCCGCCGCATCAGGCGAAATCTGCAATTCCTTTAGCAGACTGCGGGTCAGGGACATGGAAGTACCTCCTTATAAGTTGAAGCGTTTCTGCAAGGGGAATCGTCCGCGTTCCCTTTGCTGCGAGAAAAATCAAGTGGGGGAGTGTCCGCTGCGAAGGGGTCGAGGGGACGATCGCAGACTTCGTCTGTTTTCATTGCCCCCTCGTCGCCTCTGCAGAGGCGAAACCCCTGCTTGCGGGCAAGAGAAGCTATGGTCGGAGGTCAGGCTGCGTGGTCGCGCCCATTTGGCGCGACACTGCATAGATGTTGGGTAGAGCAGCTTGGGGGCGCTCCTGCGGGAGCGCAAAGTTACTGGCAGGGACGCTTCGCTGCCTGCGCCTTTGTTGAGCGCGTTTGGCATACTGGTCGCCCGCGGAACAGTTGGGGCGTTGCCCCAAACCCCAGCAGGGACGCTGTCCCTGCACCCTGCAAGGGGCAGACGAAAAGGGACGAAGTCCCCCCCTTGACCCGTTTTGGGCACCGCGGCTTGAGCGCGTTTCAGCGGCGCTATGGGATAGCGGCGTTAAACCGGGTTCCCCGCGCCCTTCACCAATCCCCCAATCTCCTCATCCGCGATATACGGATTCAAGCGCAGCGCCGTCCGCTGGTCAATATCCTGCCGCATATTCTGAATATCCGCCACCAGCTCACTCTCATTGGCAATCGCCTGCCGCTTGAAGTGAATCTCCTCCGTCTCCAAGTGCAGCAGCGTCAGCAGCTCCTGCATAAAGTGCCGCACCTGCCATTCGTACCTGTCCGCCTTCAAATTCAAGTTCGCCATCGCCGCGCGAATCGCCACATTCGTCAAGCTCCCGCCCGTCAGCGAAGCCATGTCCAGCGCCATGTAGTCGTTGTACAGTGCCCGCTCCAGCAGGTTCAGCGCTGCCTGACGCGCGGCATAGGGCACCTCAATCGTGTGCGGCTCGGCGGTTGCACCGCTGCCCGAACCATCGGAGAGGTTCGCCACCGCCTTGATACGGCTGATTTCCTCCAGCATTTCGGCAATGTCCTCCGTCGTGCCGCTGAAGTTGTTCAGCACCCAGTAAACGTCGTTGGCGCGGGCGAGGTTGTCCGCAAAGTCGGAGAGAATGTTGTCGTACGCGTCGATTTTCGCCTGAATCGCCGGCGTCAGTTCGCTTTTGCCCTCCTGATTCGCGTAGAGGGGGATGAGCGGCAAACGCCCGTAGCCTTGACGCTCCACGTCGAGGGTATCGCCGAGTGCGTCGCGGCGGAGCGTGCGCACATACGCCGTTTTCTCCCGGACGACATCGACCTGCTTGCCGCTGACGCGCAGGATGCTCACGCCGTCCTGCTCGAACAGGCGCAGGAACATCGGGCGTTTTGCGCCAAGCTGCCAGAACTGCACGCCCAGCATGAGTTCGCCGGTCATTTCGTCCAGCAGGGGGAAAAATCCGCTGCCCGCCGCCCGCGCCATCTCGATGATTTCCAGATGGTCGGCGTTCCAGTAGCCGTAGCTGACCCCGTGCAGCAGGGCGCATTCGCCCAAGCGGGAGAGAAGGTGGTCGAAATCCGCGCCGAGACGTTTTTTCGTCTCCTCCGGCAGTGAAACGCCTTCGGAGAGCAGAAACTGGTTCTGCTGCGTGACGAAGCGGAACAGGAAGCTGCTGCCGATGCGGTTGCCGACGACGTCTTCCGTTCCCGCGCGGACATGGCGGCGGCCATCCGTGCCACGCGTTTCGATTTTCCGGGCGCGGAGGATGGTCTTGCGTGCAATCGTGGGATTTTCGCCCCGGAAGTAGCTGCTGGCGCTCAGCGCGCGGACAAACTCCGCCGACGCCTTGAACTTCTCGATGGCCTTGCACAGCAGGGCGATTTTGTCCTCCGCGGCGAGGTAGTCTTGGTAGGTGTAGGTGGTAAACATGTGTCCTCCTTTAATATGGATGATGTTGTGCGCTTTGCGGATGATGGCGTTCTCCCAAGCCGCAATCAAAGTTAACTCCGGTAGTGGCGACCCGAAGGTTTCCAAAGGGCGTTCGCAGACTTCGTCTGTTCTCACTGCCCTTTGGGCGCCTCCGCAGAGGCGAACCCCCTGCTTGCGGGAAAGACCAGCTATGGTTGGAAAGACCAGCAGGTCGGTCGCGCCCATCTGGCGCGACACTGCATAGATGTTGGGTAGAGCAGCTTGGGGGCGCGTCTGAGGACGCGCAAAGTTACTGGCAGGGACGCTTCGCTGCCTGCACCTTTGTTGTGGCGGTTTCCCTTGAATTGGTCGCCCGCGGAACAGTTGGGGCGTTGCCCCAAACCCCACAAGGGACGCTGTCCCTTGACCCTGCAAGGGGCATTGCCCCTTGACCCGTTTTTTGCACCCCGGCTTGAGCGCGCTTGCCTTATTGTGCTAACCTGCCGCCTTTATCCAAAATCCGCATTACACATGACGCGCTGTCCGGGGCGTCATCATGCGCCGCCGTCTCCGAGTAATCCAGTATCTGATCCACATACGCGCGGTCTGTCCCCGCCAAAATTGTCACATTGCCCCACCATTTCCGCAGGTATGTCGCAATTTTGACGTGCTTATTCATCCGCTCGCTGTAGCGCCGCACCAGAAACCCGCGCTGCGCAATCTCCCGCGCCAAATATCCCTTGTCGCCGTTCGTTTCGCAGTAGACCGGCTCACACAGCAATCGCCGCGCCTCCGATAAGGCTTCATCCAGCACAGAATCGATAGGCTTCTGCCAAATCCGCCCGTACAGGTACGCCCGACCGCCGCGGATGCACCCGCACGTCAGCGCCGTGAAGTCCTCGCCGCCGTAGGAAGCGTCCAGATGCGCAATGCCGTCGCGCAGCAGCAGCGGATCCTCCGTCTCCGGCGGATGCGCCTCGAACAGCCCGCCGCCGGTCGCAATGTGCCGCAGCTCGTAATTGGCGGCGAAGAGCGTCGGCGACATGGCGGCGCGCAGCTTGGCAATCGCGTCCTTCGTCAGCAGCCCGGTCTGATAGCAGTCGTACTTTTCCGGCGGCGGCATCAGGCGGAACGCGTCGTCCGGGTGCCACGGCGTGCCCGTATTCAGGATTCGTCCGCCCGGATTGCGGATGTTTTGCAGTTCCTGATACACGCCGCAGATGCGCTTGCGCTCCACGGCGCTGATTCTGTCCTGCAGGTTCACAATGTCGTCGGTGAGGATGATGTCTGCGTGTTTGCCGGTCATCGATCCGCCTGTGCCCAGCCCCAGCAATTGCGGCGCACCGCGGATGGCGGCGTAGCAGTCCGTGTTCACGCTCCACATGTCGCCGCGCAGCACCTGCACAGGGCTGCCGTAGATGCGCCCGGTCAATTCCTGCATGGCGTCCGTCGCCAGCAGCAGCTTTACCTGCCGCAGCACCTCCAGCACGTCGCTGTCCGTCTTGCGCAGGAACAGCAGGTTCTTCCGCGGGTACACCACGAGCATCACCGCCATCGCGAAGGATAGGCACGTCGTTTTGTAGCTGCCTCGGTGCGCCAGCAGCGTCATGTCTCCCTGCCCGAAGACCATCTCGCGTATCCAGCGCCCGTGCAGCGTGTCCGTCAGCCGCGTCAGCCCGCATAGCCGCGCCGCTTCCGCGGGCTTTTCCATCAGCAGCATCAGCGCGTCGCGCCCATCCTGCGTCAGCGGGGAATGCTCATTCGTGGGGTTTCACCTCTTTTCGGGATTTTCGTTTCTTTCCGCTCAGCGCGGCAATCGCGTCGTCAATCGCCTGCGCGACTTCCGGCGGGCGCCGGGGCGCTTCGTCCTCCTTTCCGGCGAACAGCCCGTGGTATTTCGCCAGCGCATCCGCCGCCTTCATCTGCTCGGCGGTCTTTTCGCCGCGCATCAGCTGCGTGAATGTCTCCAGCACCTCCTCCTTCGTCGCGATATCCGGCGCACGAACCTGCGTCATGGGATGGCTCCTTTCCGGCGGATGATTTTTTGCCGTTCCCCCTGCCGCCGATAGGGGAGCAGTCAATAGCGAACATATCGACGCGGGAATGTTTGTTCGCTTAATGACGAAAAGAAGTGTACCACCCTTCGGCGCAAAATGCAAGCAAATTTGATTTCATTTGATTTCGCTTGATTTCGCTTGATTTGATTTTAACTCGCCTGATTTGTCAGCGACCGCACATACCCCAGCCGAATCTGGTTCACCCGCGCCCCGGTCAGGTTCATCTCCCGCCCGATGGCTTGATCCGTCAGCCCTTTGACGTAGTACCGCTGGATGATCATGAACGTTCGCGGGTCGCTGATTTCCTCCAAAAGCGCCCGCATCGGCGCATTCATCGCCGTCAGCGTCGATTTTGCCTTCGCCTGCAGCGTCTGCGAAAACATGGCGTCGTGGTCGTCCGCGCTCATCATGTGCGCCGCATCCTGCTTTGCAATCACCAGCTTTCGGTATGAGTCCAGCATTTGCTGTCGTGTCATTCTCCTCAACCTCCTCAGTAAGGCGAACATCAATTCGCCTATGAACTTGTGGGTATCATAACACAACATAAGGTTCATGTCAAGATGCATTTTTACCTTTTTGGACTTGATTTTTTGTGCGTATTGCAGTATAATAAACGTGAGGTGATAATCATGTACGGACAAAACATCCGCCTTTTCCGTAAGCAGAAGGGCATGAACCAGCACGAACTCGGCGCTGCCATGGACGTTTCTGCTGTTTCTGTCAGCAAATGGGAACGCGAACAGACGCAACCCGACATTGAGACGCTGCAGAAGCTCGCTGATTTGTTTGATACGTCGATTGATGAGCTCTGCGGCCGCCCGCCCAAGCCGGAGGACGCGATGGACAACATGAGCGTCATGTGCCGCGCTTTCCGCCAGATGAAGCCGGAGGAGCAGGAGAAGTATCTTGCGGTTGGCAAGGCGCTGTTCGCCAGCGCGTTCGCCCCTGCCGCCCCCGCGCAGAACGACGATGCAGCAGAATAATGGGATGTCCCGCGCCGCGGCAATGGCATATCGTGTGCTGATTCGCCGCGGCGTTTCTGCATTGCCCGTGCATCCGCTGGAAATCCTGTCCGCGTGCCGCAATACGGTCGTCTGGGCGGATGTGACCGCAGCGGAGCAGCTGAAAATCCCGCGCGAGGTGCTTTTGCGGCAGCTTGCGAATGCCGAGGCGATCACGTTCCGGCAGACCATTCAGGGGGACACACGCTTCATCGTCGTCTATCGCGAGGGCGGCAACCCGGCGCGCCTGCGGTTCACGCTTGCGCACGAGCTGGGGCATCGTCTGCTGCACCGCGGCGACGAGCCGGACATGGAGCGCGAGGCGGACTGCTTCGCGAGCCACCTGCTCTGCCCGCGCCCGACGTTGGGGCGGCTCTGCGCGCGGGAAAACACCTTTTCGGTGGAGCAGGCAGCAGTGCTTGCGTATGTGTCCGCGTCGGCGCTGCAGCGACTTTCGCGCGTGGAAGAACTGGTGGTTTCGCCGGAGATTTTGTCCGCGGCGGATGATTTGCTGGCGGATTGGGCGCAGCGGGTGCCACTCCCGCCCCAAAGACCGGGGCAGCATCGGTTGCAAATCCGAACGAAATTCCTCCCAAAAGCGTGAAAACGCTTCCAAACGCGAAAATGACGCGATTTTGCGGCAAATAACGTTCGGAAGACCCCAAAAGTCTCAAAAAAACCGCAAAAACCTTCAAAAAACCCCTTGACGGGCGGGCGAAAAAGTAGTATACTGACAAAGCTGGTTGCGCGAGCCGCCTCAAAGGCGCTTGCGAGACCGGTACGAACCTTGAAAACGATACAGAACAATAACAACGCAAACAAGACAGTAATTCCGAATGAGTGAA